TCAATTTAGCCAATGTAGCAACACCAATACTGTTGGATTCAACAACCAATAGTGCATGGTTGTACATCCTCCCTAGATAGTATAGCAGTTCACCGAATCTGGTAGGATCTATCCTATCAGATACAAAAGTCGCGACAACTTCCCTTTCAGAGTCCATTATGGTAGCAGAGGATCGGTCTTGTCCGATGCCGAGTGCAACGTCTGCACCGATGACGAACTTCTCATCATGTCGATGCTCACGGAACACCTTTAGTTCGCCCTGTGGATGCGGATCGAAGTAGGTTGATCCTTCGAATAGCCTACGCCTAATAATTGGTGCTTTTACTTCCATCGCGTTCAATGTGGGTACATCGAAGACGTTAGAGCCAGTGCTTACGAAGGCTTCTTCGGCTGTAGCCGGGTATTCCTGCTGGAACTTAATCGGGCCGGATTCACCGATCTTCATTCGCCGCCAGTACATCTGGTCGCGGTCTAGTCCGTAAGTGTCTGCGTACTGTTGTTCGTCCTCGTCCATCTCCCACCCGTCTGGTGCGGGCAGTCGGTATTCGCTCGTTACGAACCATGGAATGAAGATAGGTACGTATTCGTTACGACCGGCTTCGGCTGTCTTCCAAAGTCGGTAGAATTCCCCTGAGATACCGTTAGCAGTACTCTCTAGGATTACTTCTGTGCCGGGGGCATTCGGGATACCCTGAAAGAGACCGGCTAGAATCTTCTCGTCGAATTGCCAGAAAGCTACCTCAGAAAGGTGAGCCACAGTCGGAGTGGTTCCTCGCCCAGCCTCTGGAGAACCAGCGGTATAAAGGCGGTAACCGCGCTTTTCTTCGTATTCCTCACCTGTCTCATCCTTCTTCCTTGTGACGAAGAGCATTTCTTTTGCGTTCGTTCTGGAGATTTCCGGACGGAACACAGGATTCATGTTCGCATGGACATCCTTCGACATCGTGAATAGTGCCTCGGAGGTCGCAGAGTCATGAGCCATCACGACGGAACGGGAAAGCGGCATGTATTTAGTTTTCCAGAATACGCGCCCTGTGCAATATGTAGAGATACCCTGCTGTCTTGCTTTCAAGATGATCGCACGGACCTTCCCGGTTTTCTCCCGTTGTTCTTCGATCTTTTTATGGATCAAGTCTTGGGCTTCATTGAATACGAAGGGGACCAGACCACGAGTAACATCCTTTGGGCGAATCTTGATCTGCTCTTCAGCGAATAGTTTGTAGTCCTCTTCGTATTCCTTTTCTTTATCCCGTCGCCACTTCTCTTTGGCTATCAGAAGTCTTTGTCTATTGTCCATATTCTATTGTGGTAAGTCTCCAAATGGAAGCATTGGTTGATCCCGATATGGCTGTAAACTGTCCAACTTCACGCGTAGGTCATGTGCCTTGTAGGCGAGTTCTAGCGCGAGATTTAGTTGAGCTTCTTTGTAAGCTAATTCAGCCTCGGATTCTTCCAGAGCTTCCTCTAGAATTCTTACCTTGTCCTCTAATTCTGCATAGCGTTTATCCGCTTTTAATAGGTCAGTCGGTGATAGGTTGTATGCTTGATCTCCTAGACATACATAGCATTTTTGTTGATATACATTTGAGGAGGAGGAGAAGTACACTCCGCACTCTACACAGCATCGTAGTTGACCTAGCGGATCATATGTCATGTTATTATCTCTTTTATTGGCGAGGGTATGAGGAATCGAACCCCAGCTTTCAGTTTTGGAGACTGACGTGCTACCATTACACCATACCGACGCAATCAGTTTTCAATTGGAACTCCGTCGTAGAATATGGAGTCGGTGTACCATAAGGGGTGGCATTTATGCACCGTGGTAACAACTAGTCTGCTTCCGGGTGTATAATCCTTTATAACCCAATCTCCGAAAGATTGTTTACCTTCTGGTCTGTCCTTTACGTTTTCACGATTGGCTCGTTCCATAGGTACCAATGTCCCATCCGTTTCCATGAATATACTTGATGATTGGATAACACAATAACCACGAACCTTATCGAAAGTTCCGTTTATCACCAGACTATCCCCTTCCATTCTGGCAGAGTCAATTCGAGTATCTGTTACTACAGGGTACCAAGATGCTTCTGTTTCAGCAAGAAATGTAAGTGCACCTATGAGGAAGGTTGCGACAAGTAGATGCGTACTTATAATCAGTGCACGATGTCCGAATCCGATCATTGTGGTAGAACTCCGTATTGTAGGCAAAAGGAAACGAAGTTATAGTTAGTCGTTTCTTCTAGGTAGAGTTCTACCTTTTGTTTCCTCTGTTCGCATGTGTCGAGATCGGGTTGTACTATCGGGTGCCATCCGTCGACTAGTTGTAGTTGTCCGTCGATTAGGAAAAGAACAACCAATAGTACCTTATCCATTTGCCTCACCTACTAGTAGTTTTACCCAAGCCTGAATCTCGGAGTTGTTAGAACTCACAGAGTTCACACGGACCCAGACATCAGTTAGCTCTGGGATCAGCGGTGTGTGAAGTTCTACATCTGACCGCGAGTTTTTAGTCGCTGAGCAATAACATCCGACAATCTCTACGCCGTTCTCATACCCGATCATCAGGGAAAATGATGCGAAGGTGTTACCGTTGTCGATTAGAGATATTCCGTAGTCGAAGATGGATGCTACTTTACCTTTAGGCACTGTGTACAGACAAGAGTGCGAACGGGAGTCACCGGCACCCATGTAGTCGAATATGACTGACTGATCTGGGGATACCCAGCGGAGTGTGATGTTACCTGCATTCTTCCTTCCGGAACCGGCTGTGGCAACTGAGACCATATTGGCTCGCCATCCGAGAACTCCGAGTGCGACAGGAGTCGTTCCATTTAGTGTAACAGTTGTCTGTTGTTCATAACCACGACCATCAAGGTATTTAATGGTTACGGTTCGGGCACCTGTACCTGCTGCGGTATCATCGGTGCTGTCAGAGACAATCTCGAATTCCTTACCGGTTGTATCAGTGATCAGTGGGCGTCCTGTATGAAGCCCACCGGCTTTCCATACATCTTCTACTACTCCGGTATCGATATCTGGATTATGCCCACGCTGATCAACGAAGTATGTGTTACCATATTTTCCGAATAAGACATCTGCCTTGAATTTGTTCATCATGGGCATTACTCCTGTTAGATTACTCCGAGGAAGTACGCCCCGAGTGCGATTAGTGCCAGTGTGCTAAGTGAGATTGTTACCTTGTAGGCCTTAGCGAATTCCCAGTACTTCTGTAGCATTATGGGGTCTCCTCTGCAAGTAGTTGGGCGTCTAGCTCCGCTTCGATTGCGAAGATTTCTTCCGTTGTGAGTGTTGCTGATGCGAATAGTCGCTCAAGGGCTTTATCGACGAGCCATCGGATGATGACTCCGCGATATAGTCCGAGCCTGTCTAGAATCGGTGTCATGAGATCACCTCTCAATTAGTGCGATACGACCTCTGGTGTAGAGGGATCGCATGATATACAGGATAAGGTGTTCATACCAGTATGTGGCTGTCTTCTTGATGACGGCTACCTGATAGGACTTCCTTAGTCCAGTTTTTATCCTCGTTTTAGTTGTCAGTATCTCGTCCGTTACTAGACAAATGTGTGCCTTCTGGCTTAGAGCGAAGAATGGGGAGATTCTGATAGACCCAGTCAGAACTCGGTTAGAGCCTGTCAACTGGGACTTTGCCAATAGTATGTTATGCCGAAACATGGTAGACTATGGCTGAGAGACCCTCAGACTTCGCATATAGATTCGCGCCGAAATCGTCGATATTGACGAAGTCAGCCCAGTCATTCATATTCACCTTGAATCCTGATGAGGATTGCGGTGGGAGTGTATCCGAAAGCTGTATGAGGATTGGACCCCCTTGTGCTTGTAGAAGGACTCTGGTTGGTAGAGTTGCGATCAGAGTCCATTCGTTTCCGGATATCATAGTTTTTGTAGTCATGCCTTGGTCCTCTGTCCCCACCCAGTAATGACTCTCCTATATGGGGACATAGCTAGGCCATTGATTTCATTTATGATTTAGAGGTCATAAAATAGAAATATGATGTGTAGACCATTATCGTTAATCCTATATTTAGTACTTATAGCGAACATAAGATACATTATTTGGTAGTATTACCATATCTTGTGGTTTTTCGTTTTGTGGATCTAGATATCGCTATGTCCCCTAAAAGGACTATCGAAGTACTATTAGAGTGCACTCTGATTGCACTCTGATGGGATAGAGTTGTATAAGCAAAAGAACTACAATTAAGGAAGTTCTATAGGCTCATACAGAATTGCTTTCTGAGAGCTTTGGGTATACCCCTAGCTTCTGTTAGAACTCCTTGGCTGGTATGGGTGCAATAGAAGTCTATCGAAGTGCGGTTAGAGTGAGGTGTGCATGAGCGGGAGTCGATCTCCGCTTATACCTTTTGCTTCCCCATTGGTAGTCGATCCTAGCACATGGTCGTGAGAGAGGAAGAAAAAAACAATATACT